CATTACCCCAGGATTGACTGGCACTGAGTCCATAACCATCAACATCATTTGTGATGTTGCGATTATAACCAACACCAAAATCCAAGGCTGAAGCAGTAGTAACAGACGCTAATAAAGCTAGGCCGATTAGAGATTTTTTCATATTTGTTCCTTTTTTAGTAGTGCAAAAATATATTTATCTTTGATTTAAGAAACACTAGGAAATTCAAGCAGCGACTCTACAATCAGTATTTAGACTGGGTTGATATTCGCGAATAAGCGAACGCTCAACTTCGTGGGCTTGTTTTTTTCCGCGAATGACAGACACAATACTGACTGTAAAAGCTTCCTCGCCGAATTTTCTAATAGCTTCGTAGAGCTTCCACGATTTGTCTTCGCTACGGCTACGGTAAATGTGTTTATTCCACCTTACCATAAGACTCTTGTTAATGGTACTTTGAGTCTTGGCCGTAACCCCGATGTAATACTCATCATTACATTCTAACATGTAAATGATGTGATTTCTATCAGTTCGTTTCTTTCTCATAATGCTATTGTAGTACATAGCACCTTTATTGTCAAGTCTTTTTGTGGCAAAAATCCCACAAAAATTTCACCTTTATAACCTATAATTTTGCAAAAATTTAGCAAGATCGCCATACAAAACTATCATCATAGCTTGATCCGATTGTCCAAAAATTTCCAGATGTATTGATAGATCTACGCTGTGTCTTTTTTTGATTGTATACCAAAATGGACTTGTCATTACCTTGTCTAGTTTTAACATCCACCATGTCTGTATTTTCTCAATTGGTAACTTAATTACAGTTGAATCCAAGCCGCTGTAATGTTGAAATACATGTCTACCAATATCAGTTAATTTAAAACTTCGTGGATTGGGGTTGGCCCAAATTTCTCCAAAATCTCTACAGTTTTTTTGCAATAATTCCAAGTAGTCATTTTTGGTCATCGGGGTAGATCTTTTGCCCAGACTTTAACAATACTACACAGAATTTGTCAGTTCTAAATTGTGTATTGAGTTTCCTTGCTAGATTGATAGCATGACCTTTGTTACTGAAACTGACTTTACGGTATTTTGGACCCGGAATGCTGGTTAAGAGATTACAGGTCTTTAAGTTTATAGGCTGTTCATTGTAGAACACTGCCCAAATACCTTCACTGGCCAAGACTTGGTCACTGCGATATGTGCTGCGATTTGTAATCTCAGCTATGATTTTGGGTTTTGGCCTACTCACTGTGTTCTCCTCATTATCTACTAATATTTATCAAAAATTTCCGCCGGTAATTTCTACTGTCTGTGTAGTCGAAGATGTGTTGTTTGTGTTCGTGTTCTGTAGCTGATTAAGGAGTTTAGTAATATCGGCCATGAGATCACGGGCATCGCGGATTGGCATAATGATTTCCTTTCTTCCCCGAGCATCGTGAGATCTAACTAAATCCACAAACCTATCAATATGCAAGCTCATGATTGAATAAATTTTTCCAATGCCGGTGGTTGCCAACCCAGGGGTTTTAGAACCTTGCCATCTTCTCGTTTGCGTACCTTGCCTGTTTCTCGATCAATTTTGGCAAAGTTTGTACGCATAACTTCTTTCCATGCAGCTTCGCCGTCGGCTCCCATACTATGAATGGCACCGATTGTGACAACCAAAATGTCAATCAAGGCATCTAGTTGTTCGATTCTATCATTGGTATCAACTGCGGTTTGTAATTCATCTGCTTCTTCTTTTATCAATTTAAGATAGAGATCGAATTGATCTTGATTATTATGATCTACAGTTTGATCGCAGGCTCGCATAAATTTGGCCTGATCTCGAAATACATTAGGCATTTTGTTCCTTGTTGACAGTTAATAATTTTTCTTCCACTGTGGTTCGATCATGATAGGGCCCACAGTACTGATATCGTTTTACGGCAATGAGTTTGGGATTCTGTATGATTTGCCATTGATCCTTTTGTTTAATTGCATACCATCCTGCAGCAAACCAACAGCGACTTTTCTTTCTTTTTGTAAATAAAGGAATTTTTTTCTTGACATCCCACATGGGATTAAAAGCATGACAGCCAGTGGGATATCCATAGACTTGTGTAGTCGATGGTGATTTTTTAATGGCAATTTTTTCGAAAACTATGTCATTTTTACGCAATGACTGTATATTCTTAGCATGAAATTTTCTATTCCCGATGGTAATAGTAACCATATTGTTTCGAGATTCTATATTGCCAATTTTTTCTTGATCTTTTTGCAAGATCCAAAATTCATTCTTTAGTACCGGTTTAGCTATTATCATATAAATGACCTTGATATTTTTGATTCAGCCATGTGCTGTATTGTTCTGCAGTTTCGCTGAGTTTAATTAACTCATATCGTCCGCAAAAACGCATAAATTTTAAACCCACTTGACCAATATCGCTAGTGCGTATTTGTTCTTTGATTGCAGAATCAACTTGTTCTTTGACTGTGTCGGGCTGCTGTGTGAGATCAATCAATGTTCTATTGCGTTGATAATCATCTAATACTCTATGTTCAGAGCCATTGTGATCGATCCACCTTTGCAACATGAGATTATTCCACGCGAATCCCTTTTGATGCCGATCGTTAAAAGCTTCTAATAGACCAATTTTATTTTTACTGCTTTTAAGCCTGACATTTGGGAAAGCAGAGAAGATATTGTCTGTGGGATCGCCACGCATACATTTCTCAAACAATAACCATTCAGGGTCAGGCGTTTGTTTAGCAGTTTTGGTTTTACGGTCTTGACAGGGACGACCTCGGCTGTCAAAGATACCATTTACAGTCAACAATTCATCTGTGATCCCATTGTATTGCTGCACCTGTTCGGACAGCAGTTGTACAAAGTCTGTGTCACTGCTGATAATGATATGTTCATCCTTAGGATGTAATGCAATAAATCTAGCAATAATATCGTCCGCTTCGGCATTGGCATGACGAATAACTGAGCAGTTGGTCTGTGTTTTAAGATACTCAACAAAGTGATCGTAGGTTTCCCAGAACAGTCGGTCTTCTTGTTGTTGACTAGGACTAAGTTGTGCTCGGGCTACTGCACGATTTTTTTTGTAAGGTTCATAGATATCCTTACGCCAACTGCGACCTTCTAAAGCAAATATGACATGATCAGCTTGGAATTTACGGAATACTTTGTTAATTGAACTCAATGTGACATGCAAAGCATAACCAACTTTTTCCTGTTCGTCTGTGGCACGAAAGGCAGTATGTCTAGCACGGAAAAAAGTATTAGCAGTATCAATCAAAAGATATTTCATAATAGAAATTCGTGGTGGTGATTGCTAATTATAGTATCTAACAGAAATTTTGTCAAATTTTACTGAATCCTCTCAGTAATAGCCAAACTATCAGTTTACTATTCACAGTATAAACTGAAATTTGTTTATAGTTTCCTACAAAGTTCCAATCGGTTCCTGGTGGTCCCCATTGTTGTCTTAATTGCCTGAGTTGGTCGGTTATATGATTTGAATTTCCAGTAATTGAGAAGGCTTGCATCAACTGATTTCCGATCTACCATTACCCAAATCTCTTACTTTGGTATAGGTATTAACTATGGCTTGTTCTTGTTCATAGGTTTCCATTACCACATGTCTACAGATATTTTGAAACCAACGATCGACAATATCAGCATCGCTGTCATCCTTTTTCAATTGATATCCTGCTCTGATCAAATCAGCTATGAATTTATCATTCCAATCTAGTTCAAAACTACCTTGATGTAAATTATTAGGGTCTAGTTCAAAACTTACTATTTTAATGTAGGGTTGCCCTTGTTCGGTAGCTAAGTCTTTGGCAGACTTGGTTGGAGATTGTGTTTGTTTAGCAGTGACTTTTTTAAACCAATTTAACATGTTACCAACTTTCAATATCTGTGATATCAATTTTAATTTTTGATCTAGTTTCGAATTCAGCAGTTACTACAGATCCAATTCCATTGGAATTATCAAATGTTAAATCTACATAATCAGGATTATGATTTTCAAAAATTTCTAGTAATTTTTTAAATTCATTCCGGGTCATTCGAAAAGATTTCATTATGTGCCCCATTGATTCTTGAAAAGCGGCACTTGAAGTCGATCACTGTATCTATAGCCTAGCTTCATGGCCACTTCTGCTACCTGTCGATTATGTGCGTGGTAGACACTGTCTACACCGCCCACAGGCATAAGATAAATTGGTCCAGTAAATCCCTCATCTCGATATTGATGAACCGTGTGTTCAATTTCATCAATGTCATTCATGCCAGTGACCACAAACTTCAAGTAGGTATAGCCCACACTCTCATAGTCAGAAACAATTTGGGGTTTGATAGCATCTTCAAATCGTTCACCACTGACGCTGAGTTTAGGAGATACCGAGAAAGTAATTTCTCTGGGTTTAGTATAATACCAACGCAGCCACTCGTTGAGTGATTCTTTGAACTCCGAAGTCAACGGTTGTGTACCATTGGTTTCAAAAGTGATCTCAGTAAGTCCACGCATAAGGCCGTGATTGAGTAATTCTGGATAGCTACGCTGCCAACCCAGTAATGGTTCACCGCCGGTGATTACTAAGTGTTCGTCTTGCCATTCTTTGTGTGGAAGGAGATCAACAATATTTTGAGCTAGGCCATCAATCTCAACCAGTGGACTCAAATGTTTGAATTCTGGATAGACCGCAGCATAACTATCGCATCCTGTTTCGACTAATGGTAAACTTTTGTAATTTTGATACCTATTAATATTATCAATAATAGAGACTACTTCAGGATTATGTGTTTCTTGATCTGGGATGGAGTTTTTGTCTCTGCCAAAGCCTCGACAACGAAAATTACAACCAAAAGTTCTTAGAAAGACACTGGGCACTCCCATATATCGGCCTTCGCCCTGGATTGAAAAAAAAAAAGTTCGGAGACTTTGATCTTCGATTTGTTCATTTTTAATTTTCCTTATTAAAACGATAGTGGCCTAATTTATAAGACCTAATGCTTTTTCAAATTTTTCTTTGTCAATTATTTCATATTGATCTTTAACTAACGGCCATTCATATATGTTAACATTTTTTTGCTTCCCTGTCAATATATTTCTACAACGAGAAGGAATTTTAGACATGTTGATCCTTATTGATTGCTTGGGCGTTGTCGCCAATAAAAATAGTCGACCATTTACGCAATTTTGTTCTTTTGTTTACAGCGGCAGAATCTATGTTTGCTTGATTTATGAGATTATTTTCTACCAGCAGTTCTATCATGCAGATTAAATCACCAATTTCTTCTTCGAGATGTTGACGATTATTTCTGTGATCTTTGGGATTTAATCCTGAAAAACCAAATCTATTTACTTTACTAACTGCCTGTATGACCTCTGCACATTCTTCTTGCAATATAGAAAGTATTTCATTTGTATTGTCTATCATTTTTTAATTGCCTTTACACAAAGATGCCAACCTAGATATTTTTTCACCGCGGCTTTTACTGTGTCTGGCATGGCTTCAAACCAGGGTTCTAACACATAGTTGCCACGACGATATTCTTCAACATTAT